GCGATAGATACATTTGGAGCACTTGTTGATTTCTCTAAAACTGCATTTGATATTACTTCAGGTATTGTCAAACAGAACAAAGAGATACAGCAAAAGGCAATTAATCAAGTAGCCTTTACTCACAATTACTCACACAAAGATTTATTAAATGCTAAATTAATAAATAGTGATGTATCAAATGCAGAAATGCAAAGAACAAATGTAATTAAACAGTATTTAGAAGAAGGTAGATCTCAAGAGTTTATTGACGCTTTTGACCAGCACCTAGTGAAAGGTGGTGGATACAAAAACTACATTACAAATTCAAATGTATTAAGAGCGCAAGCAGATATTAACGCTGGGATAATTCAAGACATAAATAATGATCCCAACCTGTCAATAGATGAAAAACGCAAACAAATAGCAATTGCTGACGCAAAGATGCGTGGTGAATTAGCAATTGATGGGCAAATACCAGGACAACAAATACTTGAAAAAGCATATAACCCTACAATGCGTCGTGCTCTAGATAGGGCAGAGCAGGTTATTAATAGAGAGTCAAGAGAAAAGCTAGGAGCAGACGCAGAAAGAGATTTCCGTTCAACTGTTTATGATGCTGCATTCAGTGGTGGGTCATTCAATGCAAAAGCTGTAATGGATTTGATTGCAAACAATCCTAGACCTAATGCAATGAAAGACACGATTGAATATATGGTGTCTCTCAATCCAAGTGAGGATCAAATTGAACAAATCTTCAAAGCTCCAATAACAAAGGATGGTAAAGTTGGAGACCTTAGAAGTTTTGGATATACAGAATCTATTGCAATACTAAATACTGCAAGGACGAAAGCTAGAGCAGAAACTCAACAAGTACAGGCATTAGAAGCACAGCAAAAACAGCTAAGTGCGGAGATGGAAATCAATGAACTTGCACAACAGTTAGCTACTGACGATGGTCGAGTAGATAACAAAGACTACAGGGACATTGCAAATAGATACTATGAATTGGCTGGGCCCGGAGCTGACCCAAAGTTTCTTGAGGGGATTAAACGTCAGACAGTTGATGCTAAATTGATGCCTGTGATGAGAGACCAGCTAGAAGAGATGAGGTTAAATATGACATTAAGTGAAAAGGAAATGTACCGTGTCAATCCTCCTAAGCAGTTATTTGATGAATATATTGGAATAGCACAAAAGCTGGATAGGATTAAAGCGACACCCCAATATAAAGATCTAAATACTTACCTGAGAGGTAGAATTGAAGGTGCTATTCAAACCCAAAAGTCTAAACTAAAGTTTAAGGATGTAGGGCCACAAAGTGATCAATTTAATTGGTTTGTTGGAGAGAAGGTAAAAAAAGCTAATAAGAAAGTTATGGAATTAGTAGGTGCAGGTACACCTATTGAAGAAGCAATGAATATGGTAGGCACTACTGTCGGTAACGATGCTGCAGCATTTTTAGAAAGAGCAGACCAATTCGATGGTTATACCTTAAAGCCATACGAAAAGATGGTTGCTGAAACAGAAAAAGCACAGTTAGTCGCTCAACGTAGCGTAACCAAACTCAGGAGGCTAACTCCTACACAAATGAGTGATGCAAGTAATTGGTTTGCTTCAATTGGTGAAACACCATTAATTGCAGCATCTAAAAAATTAGCAGAAACTGGAACCAGTGAAGTATTAAATGTCATCGGTTCAAGGACTGGAATGACTGCATACGAAGTACAGGAAAAATTAGCGGAGGTAAATCCAAACATCGAACCTATACAGATGAATCCGACCTATGTAGAAATACAAAACAATTGGTCGCCAAAACAAAGATATGCTTTTACTAGCCCCAATGTAGATCTCAAAGCACGACATAGGGAGCTACAGCAACAAATTAATGAATTTGAAAACAGGAATAGTTTTCAGCCTAGGGAATCATTCCAAACTAGTCAAGCTTTAATTCCAGAAGTTGATCCGACGACGTTAGGCCAAACAAAAGAATGGGCAGCATTAGGTGCGGTAATTTCTTTTGCAGAAGGTACTGGTGAGGGCACACCTGGCTACCAAACTATGTTCGGTGGAGGAAGTTTCAACGATATGAGTAGGCATCCAGACAAAGTAATTAGCTCTAGCGGATTGAACTCAGCAGCGGCAGGAAGATTTCAGTTTATGCCGCAAACCTGGAGCAATGCGCAACAACAGCTAGGTCTAAAAGATTTCGGGCCAGCTTCCCAAGAAGCGGCTGGTGCATATTTAACTCAACAACGTGGTGTAAATCCTAATGCTGTGATAACAACAAAGGAAGCATTTATTGAAGCCATGGATAAACTATCACCCGAATGGGCTGCACTTCCAAAAAGAGGCGGTGGGTCTAGATATGCAGGTCAAAGTGCTAAAAAAATAGACGAGCTTTGGAACTTATATCAGCAATACCTAGTTCAATACGGAGTTCAATGAATAACAAATGAATGAAGAAGAACTGCTGCAAAGTCAAGGCTTTGACAGCGTAGAACAACGTACCCAATGGGAACAAGAACTTAGAGCAGCAGAAGAGGAGGAAGAAAGGCTAAAGCTTCAAGTAGCAGCAAATGAAGAAGAAGCAGCTATGGCTGCATCTATGCCGCCTGTTCAAGAGCAACCTCCAGTACAACAAGAAGTACCTGAACAAGAAGTACCTGAAAAAGCACAAGCAAAAGGAAAACTATTTGCAAAAGAAGACGGTACTATTGACTATGAAAAGCTTGACAGATATGGACGTGAAGGAGATATGGATGCCATTGCAGGCATGCAAGACTTTATTACTGGAACACTAAATCTAATTCCTGGTGTAGATATTGCTCCAAGACCTAAGTTTGAAAACGAAGTAGCACAAACCGTAAGAGAAATATCTTCTGTTGTATTACCAACAATGCTATTAGGTGGTGCTGGTTCAGCAGGACTAGCAGCCCAAGCAGATAAAGTGAATAAAGTCAAAGGTCTGAAAGTACTTAGTGATCCATTTGTCAAGTGGATGGGTAATACAGCATTCCAAGCTGGTGCTGGTGCTTTTGTTGATTATGCGGTTCCAATGAACCAGACAGATGACAACCTTGCTGGCACACTGAAGAAAACATACCCAAGAAGTTTAGGCTGGATTCCAGACAATGTGGCTACATTAGATGGAGATAGTCCTGAAGTAAAACGTGGAAAGAATGTCTTTGAAGGTGCCTATTTAGGCATTGGTATAGACATGGTGATGGGTCTAAGTAAGTTGATGAAAAGAGTCGGAGATACCCACGATCTTGTTAGACACACACCTGAAAATGAAAAGGCAAAAGCCTGGTTTGATAAAAATATAGAAATAGATAAAACACCAGAAGATGTAATCGAAAGATCAGCTGCAAAGCGATCTACTGAATTAGATGAAGTAGGTTCTTTTAACTTTGACAAGTCTGTAGATCCAAATGAACCAGTATTTGGCTATCATGATGCATACGGATATCCAGAGACTGGGGTTAGATCAGTTGATGATCTTGGTATTGTTGGGGCATCAATTGATGCTGCACGTATTGATGGAAACCTAGGGACTATCTACGGTCGTGTAGGTAGCGTTATGTCTGAGGGTGCTCTTAAGTTTGCTAATGAAACAAGCGAAAATGCAAGACTTGTGATTCGTGGACTAGCGTCTACATTACAGGATGCAGGTCAATACGGTTACAAAATTGATGACAAGAGATACCTAAGCTTTAAAGAGATCGAAAATGTTGGCCAAAAATATGCCAATGATTTCTATGAGATGGATCTACAAGAGTTACAAAAAACTATTTATCCTGGTTCAATTTATCAAGGGAGAAATGTATCTACTCAAACACCTGAACTAACTGATGAAGGATATCAGGGAGTCATGGGTGCTATTAAGAAGTACATGGATGACTTTGTAAATATGGATGAGGCTAAAGCTACTGCTTATGTCGGCACTTCCATGGCAGGACAGATCAGTGATATGGCTCAAGGCATGAGATTGACTGAGGGTTCTGGCTCTATTCAACGAGCACAAGAGCAAATCTTAGACCGTGTTGAGTTCCTAATGGCTCAGAAGGGTATGACTTCTTATGTTCGTGGTAGATCCTTGAATATGTTGAACATCTGGAATCGGATGACAACACAAGGCTCTCAAGCATTTGACAATGCAACAAAGAAGCGCATAGAGAATCTAATTAAAGGTGAGAAAAATAAAACACTTGCCGCTATGGAACGTATCAAACAGGAAACTGCAGATACGATAAATGGTTTACGTGAAATCAGAGCATCAAACCCAGAGATGTTGTCACCGTTAATGATGGCATATGAGCTTACTGATGGCAATGTGAAAACTATTAGTGCATTAAACAACTATGTAAAACAATCTTCATCAGTTTGGGGTAAAGCATTCTTTGATGGTCAACCTGAGATCCCTTCAGTAATCAACCAAGCGTTCTATGCAAATGTGTATAACGGTGCATTGAGTGCTGCATCTACTCCAATTAAAGCAGTAGTTTCAGGAAGTCATTTGTTAGTAGAAAAGCCACTAAGACATTTTGCTGGTGCTTTGATTACTGGTGATTTACGTACAGCCCGAAGAGCGTTATATCAATACAGCAGTATGTGGGAGACACTAACTGGAGGTCTGGGTTATGCAAAGCAAATCTTTAAAAGGTCAGCACTGGATGCAAATGTAACTGCAGTGAGGGATGACATAGGTCTTAAGAACCAAGGGCAATTAGATATCTTGACGGCATTTGCTGATGCTAAGGCAGCAAAAGGCGAGTACGGTCCACAAATGTTGATGGAAAACATCAACGCTATGAATGATTTAGCTAATCATCCGGCTCTAAGGCTTGGTACTAGATCTATGCAGGCAATGGATGGATTTATGGATTCACTGATTGCTAATTTTGAAGCCAAAGGTAGAGCTTTTGATAATTACACACAAAACGGTAAAGTTAAATTTAACAGAGCTGAAGCAGAGAAAGTAGCTAAAGATGCTCACGCTGAGATGTTTGATGAAAATGGTATTATCACAGATAAGGCAGTTAAAAAAGCCTCTGGTGAGATGGCATTTAACTTAGACAATGCTGCTAATGATGATGTGTCAGCACTAATCAGGCGAATGCCTGTACTAAAACCATTCCTGTTGTTCACTAAAACACCACTTAATGAATTAAAATATACCGCATCTTACAATCCAGTGTCACCTGTCTTAGGTACATTTATGAAAGACGTAAATGTATTTAAGAATAAGTTTGATGATATTGAAACAGATAAGGTAATGGAAATATTAACTCAACGAGGTGTTGATGTTAGTGACCCGCTGCAAGTCAAAGGTAAATATAACGAACTAAGAGCAGACATGCTCGGAAGAAAAGCGTTAGGTACATTGATGACAGGCAGTGGAATTGCTTTATTTATGGATGACAGGCTTCATGGAGCAGGTCATTACAATAGACAGGTACAAAAGACTAGAGACAAATCTGACTGGAAGAGGAATGCTGTCAGAGGCTTAGACGACAAATGGCATAGCTTTGAAGGATTAGGACCAATTACTACCTATCTAAGTTTAATCGGTACTATCGGTGATAACTTCGATGTATTAGAACCAAATGATATTAGTACGCTACTGAAGAAGACTGCCTTTGCATTTGGAGCTTCATTCAAAGATAGGACTTATATGGCTGGTTTAGAGCCATTCTTTGATGTTTTACGTGGTGATGTAGGTGCTATTAATCGATGGGGTTCTGGATTTCTTACTGCATCAGCAGTACGTGGTTCAAGTCAAATGGCAGAGATTGCACGGCTATTAGACCCTGAGTTGAAGCTCATCAATAATGAACTTGATGCAATGATTATGAATAGGCTGCCCGGTTTGAAAGGAATGCTGCCTAAAGAATACGATTGGATTGATGGCGGTGAAGTAAATACACCAGATAGCATCTGGGCACGTTTACGGAACACTTATACACCTTGGAAAGAAAGCGGAAAAATAACACCTGAAAAACAATTTCTTATTGATGTTGAGTATGATGCAACAGCTACGTTACGTACTAACGGTCAAGGTGAGAAATTAACCGCTGCTGAACAGTCTGAAATACTAAGCATTATGGGTAAAGACGGCCTATGGAAAGAAGGTATCCAACGTGTTATGCAGCAAACTCCTGGAGGAGGTAAGGGATTCAGACAACGATATAAAGAAGGTCAAAGTAAAGGCTTACCAATGGATACTGCTACGGCTGAAAGTGTGCAGAGTGAACTTGATGCTGAACTAAGGAGAGCTATCGGTGATGCAATTACAGGTTCTAAGAGCTTTACCACTATCAGACGTAGACAATATGTACGTGAAAGGACATCTGAATATCTAAAGAGAGGTCAACAGAAAGAAGCATTGAAATATTTGGAATACACAAAAAGCAAGTATGGTATCTAAAGCGTAATGGCAACTACACAAAACACATACACTGGAGATGGTTCGACAACGAACTATTCGTTTACATTTGAATACATCAAGCAAGCAGACGTTAAGGTCACAATAGCGGCTGCAGCTACAACTGCATTTACATTTGCTAACGCTACAACGCTGGC